TGTTTCAGCGATGCTTCGGAAGATGGGGGAATTAGATGAGATATTATTTAAATTAGATATTGAATTAGCAGAGGCAATAAAAGAATATGGAGAAGCGAGGATAAAATTAGAAATATTAAAAACTCAAAAATCAGTAATAATTGAAAGAGCGAGGAATCTAAAGGCTTTAGTAGCTAACGCATAAAAAAATATTCTAATTAAAATTTGTTTATAAAAGTAAAAGCGAGCAATGGCAAGAAAAAATTATGATGTAAAAATTAGGAAAAAAGCATTTGAATTATTCCACGAGATAGGAACATTTCTTGGAGTATCAAAACAACCAAAGATGCCTACAGTCCAGACTTTGATAAATTGGAGCAGAGAAGATCACTGGGAGGAAAAATTAGAAGCAATTAAAAAAGGTATTAGAAATGAATTAAAAACTGAAGGACTTAATGAAATTGTATCTTCGGATATAGATGAATTAAAGATATTAAATAAATTAGAAAGAATTGCAATAAAAGAAATTGAAGAAGGTAGAAAGATTAAGCCGAAATTCTGGAAAGATATAATTTCTACTTTTGATTTTACTACTAAAACAAGAAGATTAATTAAGGGCGAGCCTACAAGCAGAGAGGAGATAACTGGTGACATCAGTATTGTCGACGCCTTCCTTAAGAAAAATAAATCTTGAGGAAGTTACAGATTGGTATTTAAATACTTATGAGAATGATCCACTAAGATGGATTTATGATAGTCTTAATGTTAAAGACGGATTATGGGAGAAGCAAGAAGAAATTATTAGTTCAGTATTTGAGAATAGATTTACTGCTGTTCGTTCAGGTCATAGTGTTGGGAAAACTTATTCTTCAGCTCTATGTGTTTTAGCTTTTTTATACACCCAGATCCCTTCTAAAGTAATTACTACTGCACCTACTTTCAGGCAAGTAGCTAAAATTTTATGGCGTGATATTAGGAAATTATATGGAAATAGAAAAATAAAATTGGGTGGTAGACTTTTAACTATAGAATTATTTTGTGATGATGATTGGTTTGCTCTGGGGTTACATCCTAGGGAATACGATTTAAATGCTTTTCAGGGATATCATAGCGAGAATATATTGGTAATATTAGATGAATCTCCTGGTGTATCTAAAGATCTTTATGATGCTGCTATCTCTTTAATGACTTCGGAAAATGCTCATTTACTGGAAATTGGTAATCCTACTTCACCTTCTGGGCATTTCTATAATGCATTTCAACCTAATAGTAAGTATAAAAAGATCCATATAAGTTGTTTTGATTCCCCGAATATAAAAGCGGGTAAAGTAGTAAGACCGTATTTAGTTACTCAGCAATGGATAGATAGTAGGAGAGATGTCTGGGGAGAGAATTCTCCTTTATGGCAGAGTAAAGTTTTAGGAGAATTTTCAGCCAGCGAAGAGAATAGTTTTGTTCCTCTTGATTGGGTAGAAAAAGCAATGGAGGATTAAAATGGCAATAATTATGGGAGTAGATCCAGCTGGAATGGGAAGTGATAAGGCTGTAATTAGCATCCTTGATATCGAATGGGAAAGAGGGGAAGCAAGGCAATTAGCCCTGGAAGTATTCCCAAAAACTACTCTTGGTAGGAAAGGTGGTTTTGAGGGTATAATCAGAGAGCGATTTATTAAATATCATCCGTTAATAATTTCAATAGATGCAGTAGGGATAGGTGCTGGAATTGTAGATAATTTAAAGGAAGATAATTATCCAGTAGTTAGAATATTCGGTGGAGGATCAGCGATAGAAAAAAATATATATCATAATCGACGTTCTGAATTATATGCTCGATTAAGGGATTGGTTGGATCCTGGAAAACCGGGCAGAATTAAGCTAATTAAGAACGATAATTTACGAATTCAGTTAACTCAAATGGGCCCAATGTTTCAGACAGTAAAAGGGAAGATTAGAGCGCCATCAAAAGAAGAATTTAAAAAGAAAAATAATAGATCTCCAGATGAACTTGATGCTACAGTATATTGTTTTGTAAAAGAGGAAGAATGGGAAGAAAGACCTGGAATTCTTGAAGTTAGCTTGGGTAGTCCATCACAATATCCAAAAAATGAATGGGTGACAGTAAATGGAGAGGATGAAGATTTGGAAGATGAAGATTATGGGCATTTTCCTGGATCAGACAATATTCCTATAGTAGATTTATAGGGAGAAATTATAAAGAAAGGAGAAAAATAGTGAATGCAAAAGATGAGATTTTAAGATTAGTAGGTAAAGAAAAAATTGAGGCGATTTGTCTTGGAGAAAAAGGATATGAGTTAGAGCCTAAACCTCAATTTTTTGATAGTAAAAATGTTGAGAAAGCGCTCTCTATTCTGAATTTTGATTTTGATTCGGATTATGGAGAAGAAAATGGTTATGCACTTTGGGCCTGGACTAAATCAAAGATTATTATTACAGGAACTTATGATGGAATGGAATGGTATACAGTAATTCCTCGTAATCCTGAAAATATAGCAGGGATTCCTGAAAGAATTGGGGGAGGTTAATAGATTTATGAGAGGTGATATTTTATGACTTTTATAGAAAAAGTAAAAAACGAGGGAAAAAAATGGAAATATTTAGGCAGAAAAATATTAGAAGCTCGGCTTCCTTTCAGGCGTGCGAAATATGGGCAAATCTCTACTTCAGTAGGTTCTTGGATAACTCAAAAAGGAAAAAATTGGAAAGCTCCTACTTCAAGATTAGATACATATGAAAAAGCTTGGAAGTATTATTTGGAGAATCAGTTTGCTAGGCCTATTGTCAATTTAATTGCAGCAGCAACTTTTGGAAAAGGAATTCGCTTTATAGGTGATAATGAACAAGTAGCTTTTGCAAGGAAATTGTTTAAAGATATAGATTTATTTCAATTAGGGACTGAATCATCTATTTATGGGGATAGTTTTATTAGATTTTTTAAAGGAGATGATGGAAATGTAAAAATTGCTATTTTGCCTCCCAAAACTATTAAAAAATATACAGCTGAAAGTAATGTTCTTGAAATACAAAAATATATTCAATTTGAAGGGGAAGATAGTGAAGAAGAAATTTCACCTGATGAGATGATTCATATAATGATAAATTCAGTTTCAGATTCTCTTTATGGGAATTCTGATCTCTATCATTTATTTTATTGGTTAGATCTTTATGATTCAGTTACAGAGGAAGCAGATAAAAGAAGATTGTTTAGCTCGCAACCTATAGGTAAATTTCTGGGTGTGAATACAAAATATAAAGCAAAATTAAAAACTGTATTAGGGAGAAAAGATAGAGATGTAGACCAAAAATTAGGATTAAGAAGAAGTTTACCTCCTGGTTCTCAATTAATGCTACCTCCAGGAGTAGATTATGCTATAGTGGAGCCAACTGGAAAATTTGATTTAGAAGAAATGTTAACAAGGATTATGAAAGTAATTGCAGCTGGTGCAGAGATTCCACTTCATTACTTATCTGTTGGGACTGATATAAATAGAGCAACCGCTGAATCAATGAAATGGCCATTCATTAAAAAAATTCAAAGACGACAGACTATGTTTACTCGGTCCTTTGAAGAATTATTATTAAAAATCCATCGTAATTTAGGCGATGACTTTCCAAGGGAAAAAGAATCTAATCCTGAAGGTAAGTTTAATTTACAAATTCTATTTCCGCCTATTTATGATTATGAATTAGATGAAGTTCAAAAGATGTTGCAGGCTATAATGAATGCAAGAAGTTTGGGGCATATATCGGAAAAAACTACTCTTGATTTGATTTGTAATTATCTGGGAGTTGATGTGGAAAAAGAAGAGGCAAGAATTACACAGGAAGAAAAAGAAAAAAAAGAAACTCAGGAGGCAAAGGAATTCGGTAAAATAGATCAAGCTGTAGCTGAAATAGGTTCAGCAGTGGCAAGGGGTGAAATCGAGCAAGAATTTGCTACTAAATTGATAAATAAGCTAATTAAGGATTGATATGTCAGTAATAATTGAAGAGGCTAATATATCGGATGAAATTCAACGAGCGATTAAAAAAGCTATTGTTGATTATGAAAAATATTCCGAAGAACAATTAAGAAAACTATGGTATTTATATTATAATGCTCGAAAGAACATAGAATATCAAATTGCAACTCGTTGGGCTAAGTGGGTGAAAGATCCCTCAGATCCATTAGCAATAGGAAGGCTGCGAAATTTACAGGATGCTATTGAAACTGAAATGAATATTTTGAATAGGAAACTACATAACCAATTGCCCGTAATGATAACTGGAGCAGGAGAAAAAGGTATTCAGATGGGTCAAGCTGAGATGGCGGCTCTTTTGAAAAATATGAGTAAGACTATTACTCCGAGTTATTCAGTAATCAATAGAGCTGCAATAGAGGTTTATGCTAATTATGCCTTGCAATTAAGTGATGCTGATACTATACAAGCGTTAAAGCAGATTCAATCAAGATTGCAGTTGGGGCTAATACAGGGAGATACGATAGGGAAGTTAACCACCGATATAAGGCAGTTAATCGGAGCGGAATTCGGAGTTCCTGCAAAAGGGTTAACATTCAAAGCGAGAAGGATAGCTATCACGGAATCTGGAAGGGCATTTTCGGCAGGACATACAGCATTTGGTAGAAGCACAGATTGGATAACTGGGGAGAGATGGAATGTAAATCCTATAGGTGAATGGCCTTGTTCGGAGTGTGAAGCATTGGAGGGGAAAGAATATTATTATAAATCGGGCGAGGAAAGACCGCAGCTTCCTTTGCACCCTCTCTGTTATGACAAAGATACTGAAATTTATACAGATGAAGGATGGAAGTTATTTAAAGAGGTTGTCCGGGGTGAGGAAGTCTTAACTCTTAATCCCGATTCATTGAAAAAAGAATATTCTCGTGTTAAAAATTGTATCAGTTATAAATACAATGGTGACATGATATACTTTAATTCTCAGTGGGTAGATTTATTAGTAACTCCAGATCATAGAATGGTGTATTGGAAATGGGGGGAAATTGAAAGTGATATAATAGCGAATATTTTTAGTGATGATAAAGTTTTATTAGTTGGGAGGAAAGGAAAATTTTGTCAGGAATTTGAGAAGAAGAGGGTTCGTTATAATGATTTTGTTTATGATGTTGAAGTGGAAAAAAATCATATAATTTTGACGAGAAGAAATGGAAAAGTAGTTTGGGGAAGTAATTGTCGCTGCTACACGACTTACATCTTTCGGCAAAATTTATTTACCAAAGATGAATTAGGAAAATTAAAACGAGAAGTTAGAGGAAAATTATGAGTTTCATAGAGCTTTTATCATTTTATTTTTCGATATTAAAATACATCCTTGAGAGATTATTTTAATGAAGAAATGGCAGCTAAAGAAAATTCAGGATAAAAAAGCTCAACAAGAATATCTAAATGAACATCCTTATTGTGAAGTATGTGGAAAGAGGGCATATCAGGTGCATGAGATAATTTATCGAAGTCAGGGTGGGCAATGTGTTCCTGACAATATGATAAGTTTGTGTATGGAGGATCATCTTCGGGCCCATTTCCGCATGAGACCATATTTAAGGAAAGAGAAGTTATTAAAATTAAAAGGAGGGAAAGATGAACCAAGAGCGAGTGGATAAACTTGAAGAAATGTTAGATGTGATGTTAAAGAAAAGACTTAAAGATTTTCAAATAGCAGAATGGTCAATAAAGCAGGTTAATGAGAGAGATATACTTGCTCCAGGAACAACAAAGATTCCTATTTATTGTGTGTTAAAGGGGGGTGGAACGGTAGAGATGAATTTTGAATTTCCATCTCTTGTTATAAAAGATGATTTGGATAAGATATTTAAGAAATTAGAGGAGATAAAAGTATGAATCAGGAAGAGAAAGATAAAATTAGGCAGTTAATTTTAAATAGGCTAATGGATTTCAGAGGAACTCAGAAGGATAGAATAAATGCGGTCAATTATGTCAATATTGATACAGCAGGTGAATCAATAGCAGGCTCAATTATACAGGGATTGGAATTGGATTTTAATATTAAAGCAAAAGAACAAGGAGAGATAAGATGGGAAGAATAAAGACAGATCGTATATGTCCGAAATGTAAGAGAGGAAAGCTTATTGAATGTATTGAAGATGATATCGCTTATGATGGAAGTAAAACTGTTGATGTAGGTTTTGGTGCGATGATTTGAAAAGATACAGAGAGGTGACCAAAGCTGAAAATTAGTTTTATGGGGACTTTATGCGAGGTAGAATTTCCTCGACTGGGTTGTCAATGTCCACAATGTAAGGAGGCAAGGAATCTGGGGGACGATTATTTTCACCGATATCATTCTTCATTACTGATTGAGGAGAACAAGAAGAAGATAGTTATTGATGTCGGTAAGAATTTAAATAAAAAGATTAAGGAAGTGAATCCTGATTATGTTCTTTTGACTCATAATCACCCAGATCATATTGGAGGAGTTAACTCACTCGATGTTAAAGTCCCCATTTACTTAACTCAGGTTATTGCTAATAAGGCTAAAAAGTATTTCAAAACTGGCAGATATTTAAAGATCATCAGGCCTAATGTCCCATTCAGGATTGAAGGGATTAAATTTATAGCCCACCGAGTTTATCATTCAAGTCTTGCCCCTACAGTTTGCTATAAAATTGCTGATAAATATTTATACGCTCCTGATTGTCTTAGATTTTATAATGAGAAAATATTAGAAGGAATTGAATGCTGGATTTGTGATGGCTCATCTTTAGAAAGGGATATTAGACAGGTTGGGAATGTAGGACATTCGAGTATCAAGAATGAAATTAATTTGGCTAAAAAATATAGCATTCCTAATTTAATTATTACTCATATCGGGCATCACAGAATGAAAGAAGTGGAATTTAGAAAAAGAATAGAAGATATGGGAAATCAGTATAAGATATTTATAGAAGTTGCTGATAACAAAGATAATAGTAAACTGATAGAAGAAATATATACTCGACAGAGACGGAAAATAAATTCTCCTACATTTGCTTATTTGACAGTGTGGAAAAAAATGCCTGATAAGTTTTTACGAGGAAGAACTGATGAGCCCAAAAAAGATTGGCACGGATTGCAAGTAGATAAGGCACTCAAAGATTCTTGGTTGGATAAGTTAAATAATATCAAAGGAATAGAAGTTCGTTCTTCAGATGCAGGTAAATCAGCCGAAAGGCCTGCATTTATTGTAATAAGATTCTCTGATAAGCAGAATGACAATAAAGCAAAAGTGCTTGTTGATAAGTTAAGTAAAGAAGATGGGATATATTGTAAAACTGATATTGGAATGGAAGGGAGACCTCGAATATGTGTAGCGGGAAAAGTATGGCAATCTAAAGATAAAAAAGAATGGGAATCTTGGTGGGATAG